TTGGGCTCCACTCGCAGCAAATGCACGCAGCAGAAACAGCCAGTTGGAGTCAACAGTGTCCGTCCATAGAACTGAAACTAACAACGCTGTTTTTCGTTGTAGAAGCGCAAAAATCTTCGGGCAGTGAATTGCTATGATATCAAAGTTTACCCAGCCATATATCTAAGACCATGACGGTTCCAACATCTGCTGCATCAGTAGCACGCAAAGCAGAAGAAACCAGAACTGATACCGAGAGTACTGCTAAAACTTTGGCCGTGACCAGCATAGTTAGACCAGCAATCACCGCCATCGAAGGAGCCCTAAGCTCTTTGCCAGTTGGGGTAGCCGGTACATTGCTTGCCAGCGCAATATACGCCTTTCTAAGCCTACCACCTCTTCCAGTGGATTTTAGCAAGATGCCACCGGGTACTCCAAAAGATAGAAATGACCCCATGAAGCTATTCGCCCTAATGCTGGCTTTAGCAATACTCATGATGGTTTGGTGCTTTATAAAAAGCCTACTAAACCCGATGCCCATCATTGGCTCATTCTTTCCGCTTTGTGATCAGAGCACGCAACCTGGAGGTATAGCAGGATCAACTGTTCCAAATCCCGATAAAGCTGCTAGTGAGGGTGCAATGGCGGCAGCCAATACAGCTATAAGAAATATAACAGCAGGCAAACCAGCCGATGCTCCCAGACTTGTTCTTCCTGTGGTGCCAGCAGTATCCGAAGGACCATCTGGTATAACCTTTGCAGAGTTTGTGGCTTCGACACCCGCAGGTGCGACCGGAGCAGGTGCGATCGGAGCAGGTGCGACCGGAGGGGCTGATAGAAGCACTGGCACAACAAATACGTCAGCGAATGTCGCACAGCCTGTGACAGTTGATTATGCCGTTGGCAACCTATCCTCAGACCAAATTCGTAGACTATTCGGGTTATAGTATTTACTAGGTGTTATATGATAAGTTTTAGGAGTGTTGGTATCACAGGTCAGGAAGCTGAAGCTCAAGTAGCCGCCATCGTTAGTACGCCGATCAGAATAGGGATTTTGACTCCCTTGACTATAGGCAATAATGACGAGGGATTATTGGCAATGAGTTATAATGTAGGAGTACAGATGAAAAACAATCTAAAAGACCTATTGATGACTAACTGGGGCGAGAGAGTAGGTCGTTATAACTATGGAGCTAACTTATTGCCATTAGTTACCGAATATGAAAGTGGTGCGGACGCTTTTGATTCTGCTGCGATGAGTAGAATAATGACTGCGGTATCAACTTGGATGCCTTATGTAGAGCTTGAAAACTTTGAGAGCAGACCCGGAAATGCAAACTATCAAGGTGTTGGTAATGTATCAATACTTGTAGATTACAGTATTCCAAGAGCACAAGTAACAACGACCCGGCTGCAAATAACATTCTCACTTTCCTAATAGTGAATCAGTTCCATATCTAAAACTATAAAGGTAATCTATGCCTGTTGACACAAGACGAACAATCCAACAAGCCATCCGTGAGCGCAAATATCTAAACAAAGATTTTGATGCGTTTCGCAATGACTTGGAAGAGTACTCCAGAAACTTTTTTCCTGACAAAATCCAAGATTTCTCGCCAAATGGTTTCGGCGGTTTGCTTATTGAACTAGCTAGCTATATCGGTGATGTTCAGAGTTTTTATTTAGATCATCAGTTTGGCGAGCTAAACGCAGAAACAGCTGTTGAGCCAAAAAACGTAGAAAAGCTTTTAAGAGAAGCTGGTGTCAGGATTGTCGGTGCTGCACCAGCAGTAGCAGCCGTGACCTTCTTTGTTCGTATTCCTGCTCTTAATGGCACCCACGATAGTTCCGCATTACCTGTTATCAAAGCAGATACGATTGTAAATAGTAATTCTGGTATTTCTTTTCAGCTAATAGAAGACATCGATATGACCCAAACGAAGAGCGACGGGTCATACGCTAGCTTCATGAACAGGAGCGTTGGGGATGTTGACGCAGATAACATCCCGCTAAACTATATTTTCACAGCCACTGGCGACTGTCTATCAAGTGTAAACAGAACCGAGACTTTTACGGTAGATGGATTTGAAGCGTTCAAAAGATGTAACCTGCAAGCTAGAGATGTCACTGATATTATATCGGTTGTTGATTCCAACGGAAACATCTATTATGAAGTTGATTTTCTTACGCAAGACACTGTGTTCCGCTCGGTAAAAAACAGAAATCCGGTAACATCAACTCCAACTGACCAGCTATATGTGGAGGCGAATCTGGAGATATTACCTGCACCATTCCGTTTTTATAGAACGACATCTATTTCTTTACGCCAGACAACTCTGATATTTGGTGGTGGTTCAGGTCAGACAATGAATGACGACATTGTTCCAGATCCATCAGAGGCTGCTCTGCCTTTGTACGGTAAAACGAACTTTTCTCGTTTTACTATTGACCCTAACAATCTTTTACGCACATCTACACTTGGGGCGATTGCTCCAAACGTTACCATAACTGTGACATATCGAGCGGGTGGAGGTATGAATCACAATATACCTCCACAAAGCATATCTGAGGTCAGCTATCTCAACATGACGTTTCCCAACGGGCCAAGTAATACAGCGGCATTGAATGTACGGTCATCGACGGACGCAAACAACAATACGGCAGCGGTCGGCGGGGCAGATGCTCCTACTCTTGACGAACTAAGACTCCAAGTTCCATCGGCTAGAAATGCTCAGTCTAGAATTGTTAGCAAAGAAGATTTGCTGGCAAGAATCTATTCACTGCCAGCAAACTTCGGCAGAGTTTATCGTGCCTCCATTCGTAGCAATCCAGATAATCCCAATGCGGCAAGACTGTTTCTACTATGCAGAAACCAGCAAAATCAGCTGGTTATTGCTCCTGATCTGTTGAAGAAAAACCTTGCTGTATATCTAAACCAATATCGGATGATTTCGGATGCTATCGATATTCTGGATGGTAGAATCGTCAATTTGCAAATCAATTACGATATAACTGTTGACCCAACATTCAACCGACAACTCGTATTACAAAACGTTCAAAGTAAGTTGATTCAATATTTCAATATCGGCAACTATCAAATGGACCAGCCAATTATTCTGGACGATATTCGCAACATAATCTATAACAACACAGGAGTCCTTGCGATAAGAGGACTCACTGCGGAGAACCTAACAGGTATAATCTCAGGCAGACTATACAGTCCCGACAAATATGACATAGCCAGCAACCTAATAAACAACTCCATTCTTATTCCTCCAGCTGGCGGTATGTTCGAAGTCAAGTATAAAAATTTCGACCTAAATGGAAGAGCTAGCTAGTTTCTGGTCTTCCGTTTTTATCGTGGAAGGTCATACTATTTACCAAGTGAACAGGAAGTAGCGAAAGAATGTATCGGATACTAAAAGCTAATAAAGATGGATACGTAACCAATAAAATCATCAAAAGTGGAAGGGTAAATCTTTCCAGTTCTGTTGATTCAAATGTTGGCCAAGCTGGGACCATCGATCTGTTCAAACTATATAATGAAACTCCCATGGAAGTGGGAACCTCTGGAATAGAGTTAAGCCGTGGAGTTATTCAGTTCGATATTGATTCATTGAGACGGCTTACTGGGTCATTAATAAATTACTCTGACTCTAGCTTCAAAGCTTATATTAGACTAAAAAACGTATATGGTGGTCAAACTGTTCCATCCAACTATACGCTTGTGATCAATCCACTCGCCAAATCATTTGATGAAGGCAGAGGCAACGATGTTATTGGCTACAGAGATCTAGATGTTGTCAACTGGCTGACAGCCTCTATTAATGGTGCTGCAATAACTACATGGTCTTCTGGCGGTATCAATGCAAGTGGCTCCAGAGAACAAGTTAATGTAGACTATTATACTTCTTTTCTCTCTTCTACTGGTTATGTTCCACTAACGTTCTCACAAAGCTTTGGTAGAGGTGATGAAGACTTGTTTATAGACATAACACCTGCTGTTAGTGCTACCCTTGCGGGTATATTACCTGATTATGGTTATCGTATTGCTTATACGGGCAGTCAGGAAACAGATGGCACCACACGCTTTGTGAAAAGATTTTCTTCAAGACAATCACAAAACACCAATTTACATCCTGCTCTCGTTATAAAATACGATGATTCCTTTTTCGATAACCAAGTTCAAACTTGGTTTGATTATGCTAATAAGATAGGTTTATATTTTGCCCCATATGGTGTGGCAACAAACTTTGTTTCCAGCAGCACAGTCATAACAGGGTCAGGAAGCCTCCTATTGACCTTATCAGCGTCCGCAAGTCAGTATGTCTCAGCAACTACCTACAGCTTCTCGCACAACGCTACAATAACCTATCAGTCGGCTTCTTGGGCATATTTCTCTGCGAGCTTTACTGGTTCACAGAGACAGGTTGGAGGAATAAATCAAACTGGTTCATATTATGCTGATGTGGTTATACCACTGAACTCGCTTGGATTATCGAATGTTATGCAAACATCGAAAACATTGTTTTTTCGTCCAGTATGGACCTCGCTAGATAAGACCGTGGTTTTTTCTGAAACAGAAGATATCCCAATGTCTGTTCTTATGGGAAGCAACACGGCTGTAAATCCAAAGAACTATGGCATAAACATCACCAATCTATTAGACAATTATATCAACACCGACGTTGCAAGATTACGTGTTTTTGTTTATGATTTTGACACAACACTTACGAGTTTTTATCTCCCATATAAAGCCACCCCAAAAGTTTTCAAGAATATGCATTGGCGACTTATCGACCCATATACTAAGGAAGTGATTATTCCATTTGACGAGACAGATAATGGTACAAAGATGTCGGCTGATGGTGAAGGTATGTATTTTGACCTTTATATGTCTGATCTACCATTGAATCGTCAACTGGAGATTGAGATGTTGATAAAAGAGAACAACGGCGGTCTTTTCATTGAGAACCAACGGTTTATGTTCAAGGTTGTTGTTGCGTGACACTTTTATCTCCTACCCAAAGACTGCTGCGTACTCGGCCCGGAGTATTTTCTCCGTCGATTATCCGTGGAATAACAGACCCTGACGGGGGGTTATCCACATTCAGCCATGAAGATGGGCAATTTGCTACTACGACAGCGGTTGGTGCTACAAGTTCGTTTAGATACGACCCAATAGGTTCCGGTATAAAATCAACTCAGCAGCTAAATGTTGATTGGAGTGCATTCGAGAATCACGTATTTTTCAACTCCGCCGAAGTAAAGGTAAATGCTGCGTTTGAAAAGCTGGTAAACAGTTTTCCATTCGATGGTTCACGTTTTGAGTCGGAACTGTTTTATGATAAACTGACGGGATTTGAGAACTACGTTTATCAAAGGTTCCCCAAAAACAAAGGATATTTGTTTTTTTCAGGCTCTAATACGGGAGATACTACGGCTAAGGGAACTTACATCACAGTGAGAGACATAGCAGGATCAAGCTATGGATTTCTTACTAAAAACCCAGACGGTGCTAGCCGTCTCGATCCAACCTCTAGCTCTATATCTTTTCAGTTTCAAATATATGCACCAAGTTTGGCAAATAGCAACCAAATGGTGCTACAGAAGTTCAACGAAAGCAATGGGCACGGGTTCGGGTGCTATTTGTCTCAGAGTGTAAGCACCTCTAATGCTGAACTAACTTTCTTTGTCGCCAGTGGCTCAACAAACACAATGTCGGCCTCAATAGCCTTAGAAAAGGGAACTTGGAATCCCGTCACCTTTATCTGGGATCGTACCAGCGGTGTAAACCAAATTCGTGGGTATGTAGGTGGTACGCTCAGTTCAACAAGCAGCCAAGTAACAATCCGCAACTTGTCCTTTCAAACATCAAGTTTGTTTATTGGGACGGGCAGCAACATATCTGCTCCTTTGTTCCACCCAGAAACAACATTCTCTGGAGGGCTGGATGAACTACGATATTATAAACGAATACTCAGCACTGGCGAAATGGTGCAATACCAAAGTCAAAGTGTTTACCCAGAAGGGGATATGGCTCTTTATTACAAGTTCAATGAGCCGAGTGGTTCAAATACCCAGCTTGTATTAGATTGCTCTGGACAAGGAATGCATGGTCAGCTGAATGCATATTCTCAGGCTATTTTGCAAGTTAGGAACTTTGCGACCGGCTCCCTATTTGGCGAATCGCCGATGGTCAACGAAGACCTCCGTAAATGTCCCATATTATTTCCAGACCACCCAGATGTAATATCCCTCAAAACTACATTGATGACGGACGCTCAAACTTATGATAGCTACAATCCTAACATTATAACGAAGCTCGTACCACGTCAATATTTCTTCTACGGACAGATTCAAAATGCTTTTGATACGGAGGAAGGCAATCTAAACGATATACAGTATGGCTCAGAGCCAAACACTGTGGCTTTTGGCAGTACACAAACAATATTAAGCCTTCTCTATATGTGGGCTGGTTTCTTCGACGAAATGAAAATATTTCTCGACGCCTTTTCAACGCTTCGCCACGTCGATTACGACCAAATAGATACGGTTCCAGATGCCTTCCTAAAACAACTTGGAGACTTTTACGGGCTTGAACTGCCACCGATGTTCATCGGCTCTCAGATAGATCAGTTTGTCAATGGGGAAAATGTTGTAGCCAACAGTGTAAACAGTGAATATACCCTTCAATATCTCCAGAACCAAATATGGCGACGTATTCTTATCAATGCAGGTGATATCCTAAAAAGTAAAGGCACTTTGCATTCCATCAAGGCTTTGTTGCGTGCCGTTGGTATTGAGGGAGACAATATCTTTCGTTTCAAAGAATATGGTGGCCCAACTCAGCGGACACTAACAAGCCTACGAGAAAGCAGGAATGAAGTTGGAGCGGTTCTAAACTTTAGGGGTGGTGGTTATATGAAAACACCACCCTTGTCGGGCAGTAGGGTAGAACCCGGTTATCCTCTACCTGTAGGAACCTTTATTATCGATGGCACCACTGGCCACAATTCTGATACTACGAATGAAAACGATGGGTTATTTACTAGCGGCTCTTGGACTTATGAGGGAATATACACATATGCTGGTATTCCATCTACTAGTTCCATTCAAAGCCTTGCAAGGCTCATGAATAACGGCCCCGGCGCTACCGACAACGTATTAGCAAACCTTTATGCTACAAGTGGTTCTGGTGCTACTCTATACATCCAGCCAAACTACGGAACAGGAATGTCTGCGCTCACAATGAGCATCACGGCACCTGATATCTTAGATGGTCAAACTTGGAATATATCCTTTGGACGTTCAAGATACGACGAAATAAACCAAACGGTTTCATCGTCTTACTTTTTACGCATAGGCAGGAATAACCTCGGCGAGATTGTTGAAGAATACTCAACTGCATCCCTGTATAATGATAATGGCCCAGACGCAAATAAAAATTTATTCCAAAAGATTACACTAACCCCAGGATTATACAGCCCATGCTTTTTAGCAATCGGAAGTGGGAGCACTAGCATCAATAGCTCGGTGCTCCTGAATGACAGACCACTCCAGACGTTTGACGGGCAAGTTGGACAAGTTCGATGGTGGACCAAGGCTCTAACGCTATCCGAATGGAGAGAGCACGTTAGAGATTATAAATCGCTAGGCGTATACGACCCAAGGGTCAATTTCAATTTTGAACAGTTCCGTTCCGGTTCATTTCAGAAACTTCGTGGTGATTGGTCTACAGATCAGCAAACACTTCTGTCAGACAACCTTGGAGACATCCAGATATTTGATTTTTCACAGCATAACCTTCATGCTACAGGTAGTGGATTTTTAGTCACGGCATCAGTGATTACACCTCACAGATTCTACTATTCGTTTTTATCTCCCAACTTCGATGAAGCGGCCACCAATCAAAAGGTAAGAGTTCGTAGCTATCAAAATCTTGAAAATGTTCTTTCTGATGACGCAATGTATTCTTCCCCGGCACCAGTGTATGAACTCATTCAAGAACAAATCCCAGAAGATAATGGCAAATTTTCAATAGATTTCTCTATTGTTGATTCGCTCAATCAAGATATGATTGGTATGTTTTCGACGCTGGATATCTTCAACACTATCTTGGGCGCTCCTAATATGATGTTTTCTGGAGACTACCCCGACCTCGAAATCTTGCAGAACATCTATTTTAATAGACTCTCCACAAAACTAAACGTCCGTGGGTTCTTTGACTTCTACAAGTGGTTCAACACAAACATTGGAAAGTTTATTGAGCAACTCATTCCTAGAAAAACTAGATATAACGGAATCAACTATGTTATTACTAGCCATCTACTTGAACGCAGCAAGGTCGAATATCACTTCGAAGACCAATGGATTGGCGCAAATAACCGTAGCCAGCAAAAAGAAGTTCTCTTGTTGCAGTTGTTTACTGGGCTTCTAAAGAAATACTGAAATGCCATACTGGTCAACACAATCGACGTTCCTTCCGTTCAACGACACAGCTTATTATTATGGCAAGTCCATAAAAAATATTTACCTATCTGGTGGGATGAACACTACGGCTATTGATAACTTCAGGGAGGGAACCGCCATAAGAACGGTTGGCGAACTGTATAAATCGAGTCAGCTAAAGGTTTCGTTCCTCGACGGACAGCAGGAACTTAGTCTTGAGCCTAATGGAAAACTAGTTCATCAGTCCACGTTTCAAACTTATGGACAAGCGGTAGACTTCGTTCAGTATACAGGCATTTCAACCTTCAACGACGCACACAAAGGCATCGACGGCACGTTTCAAGGAGCGAACGGTATCAGCTATTCTACAGTTGTTGAATACCTTATAGATTCTGGGCATGTTGTTGACGGAACCTTGGATGGAAGTCAAGTTTATCCTATCTTTATGAATGGTGGTCCCCAGTTCACTGAGGAGGCCATTATAGAGCCATTTTCAATACCTTTTAGACTAGCAACGAATGAAAGCCCGCAAGAAGTTTCCCGAGGCATATTTGCTTTTCTTGAAGGCGGCAACTATGGTGACGAAAGACGTTTTGGAACAAATATAGTAGAACAAAGAGTTGACCGCAATCAGCCAGTATCAGTGCGTCCATATTTGGAACTCGGTGGTTCTTATCTAGTTGTTTCGAACAGTTCTGGCTTGCTTAAAATAATCCATACACGCCCATCGGCAATCCCCGACCAAACAGTTATTACTCGCCCGCAGCCATGGTTAGACGAAGACCCCGGCGCTTATCTTCCTAGAATAACAAATACCCTTGATCTGCTTTCCGCATCGGTTGGTGGTATTCCCTACTACAAGGTAAACTATCGGATGGAAGACTCTGAACTAGGAACTCGTGACCAAAAATCAGCAACAGCAGGGTTTAGCTATTATGGCGGAGCAAACGAATATTATGGGACAGATAGCATAGCATTCGGCGGGCTCTACAAAGGATAATATGTCGAAGACTCAAAAAGGAACACGAATCAGTGGATTACCCGCAAGAGTATTGCTATCCCTACGGCAAGATGCTACGGGCTCATATCCAGTAAACCGTAGAACCGCAAGCGATAATAGAACAGGCAAGTATTCAGCATTCTTCCCCGATACAAAAACTATCGCATTCAATCAACAAGTTGACGGCACTGGATTGCAACCCGTGCCAGTTGATACACTAGATTATATTGAAGACATCTTTGAAGTGTCCTCACCAACTATCTCCCAAGTTATACCTTTCGGCTATGCCTTTGCAGGAACACCCGTTGTCATAATCGAAAAACTAACAAGCACAAATAATAGTGAAGGCGTAAATCCATTCGTTGAAGCTATTACGGCGACAACATTCACTGTAGGCTTCTCAGCGCCATTTGCAGGCACGGTAAAGTTCCGAGCCATAACTGCTAGCAATAAACCACAACTTGTCCAGAGGACACCTTTATATTCGGGCAAATACACAAGTGTTGTCTCCGACACAAACTCAATAAAAAGCGGCGACAACACAACTTATTTCACTCAGTTCAACTTGTTCGAGGAGCCTCTCGACTTGAAAGAACTGTTTATCACTTTTTATGATAGCGAAACAAGCGGCGAAGCAGATATGTCAGCTTCCATTGGTAAGCAAACAAGCACATATATTGCAATCACATCCAGTGCCAATGTTGCCAACAAAATAACCGCTCAGTTTTTAGGATATGCAGACTCTGATGCCAGTGTCGGTGTCAGTGGTATTGTTTATCCGTTAGGGCTCACTTCTGCGTCAATCAACTCTGGACTTTCTGAGACAAATAGAAAGGGGTTGTTTAGACAGCCCTTTCTTTCAGATGGAGAGATAAAAAACCTACCGATTTCTGCTCCAGGCAAACAACTAAAAGGCATTGCAGATTCATTTATAACTTTTACTCCCGGCCAAGACCTACAGCCATTCATGGATTCTGGAAATCCAGCTGTGGATGGGAAACTATCCTCATCGTTAAATGGCATTAACCCTTTCTATGCGACAGGCAGTACTGTCGAAGTAGCAGGG